CTTCACCAGAAACTCCAGATGGTTATGAACCACTGGATATGGACCAGGAACATATCTTACTCGGCGGTGCCTTCTATCAGTTTACCCGAAGCCTGTGTAAGGCGCAACGCTTTCAACTGGGAATATCTATTCTCAGTGTGAAAGGTGCGCTCGACACAGCATTCTCTGAACAACTGGAAGAAGCCCGCAGGAAGAACATCGCTAAGATGTCAACTAAGCCAAGAAAGTATGGTACGTACTGTCCCTGTGTGTTTAGAAGGAAAGATCCTATCGAACTAACGAAAAATTTCTTGAAGAAGAAGATTCGAAAGAATGTAGAATATCTCTTTAAGAATAAAGTCTATAAAAGACAAGATCATCAAAAAGTTTACCTACCCTCTGTTAACAGTAACTATACGCACACAAGGAAGAAGTTAGGAACTCTAGGGATCTTTGCTGACGATGAGGAATTCCCGTTGAAAACGGGAGAATCCTATATCGAGGACCACCTCTCATCCATTACCCTTCCGGGTAGGACAGAGAAAGAACCTCGGATACAGTCAGTAGATCCACTGGGAGTTCCTGAACTCGACTTTCGAGGCCAAGTCGTTTCCCAACGACCATTCGCAGTGCTAAAGAACGATTACAGACTTCGCGAACGTTATAACCTTCATTATGACCATGCAGTAGGAAAAGCCTTATTGGAAACACCATTGGTTGACGTGGTATGTTTACCGGAGCCTCTCAAGATCAGATGTATCTCAAAGGGACCTCCCTGGACGTACTATGTACTTAAACCACTACAAAAGTTTCTTCTTCAGACTTTACAGTCTCATAAAGAATTCACTTTAACTAAGACTCCTGTAACTGAGGGGATAATATCCTCCCAGTTTGGGTTCTTAGGTGATGGTGTACGTTTCCTTTCAGGTGACTACTCAGCTGCGACCGATAACATGTATCGTTTTGTTTCAAAATCAATATGTCAGGTAGTATCAGAAGTATGTGAACTTGATGAAGATCTCTCTAAACTCTTCCTAAGAGCACTTATAGATCATACTTATGAATTGGACGGTGAATTGCTCAAGCAAAGAACTGGACAGCTCATGGGCTCCGTTGTCTCATTCCCTGTCCTCTCTATATTTT